GTAATCTTATATTGCTGACCGTTATAGGTTAATGTTTGAGTCTCACCTTTTTGCGGTCCCTTCATTGACTGTTCAGACTTAGCAAGATATGCTTGAGCTTCTTCAAGAGTCTTTGGATATCCTGATCCGTTCGGTCCTGTTCCAGTACCAGCTCCACCAGCACTTCCAGCACCCGCAGGCGTTTTAGGTGGAGCAGCATCTGTTTTTGCGCCAGATCCAGGAGCAGACTGAGCTGCGTCTTCTTTCTGCTGAATGTGCGGCAATACGCCAAACACAATAGGAACTTGACCACCGTCACCGTCCATAAAGAATCCTAGCACCTTACTGTTTTCTACAAGACCAGTTGGTGAGCTACCAACGCCGCTGATAGCAGCAGAACCCGTAGACTGCATCACATAGCACCACGGTAGATCTTTCGTAGGCAACTTGCTCTTATCTTCTGTGTGATGACCTTTGATGCGGACTTTGATACGACCTAACTTTAGATTATCTTTCTGTCCAGAGAACTGTCCAGAGCCGCGATCTTCCACAGTCCCAATCCACCACTTGAGACCGTCCTGCACCATTACTGTGCCAAACTGAGCCATTATGCTAATCCTCCAGCGCCAGATGCAGAGTTTTTACTTTGCGAGTCGCTCTTACATTCTAATATCACATCATACTTAAAGTCTTTATCGTCACGATATGTTACATGACGAACTGAAGTCACTAAAAATGATCCCGATCGTTTATCTAATTCATTCGCTTCTTGGTTGCTCGGAATCTGTAAATTAATCTTCACACCTGGCTTATATTTGGTATCACCAGGAACGCGAACATTCATTACTAGATTATCTAGCTGAATTGCTGCGGAGCTTTGCGCACCGTGTTCAGCCAATGTTCTTTTATTTTCAGCAACCTTTGGATCACGCGAGTCACGGAACTTGCTCTTGGTAGCACCTGGCGCAATAACGAAATTAAATCGCTCACCACGAGCTGATTCCTGTTTCTGTGTGATCTGCGTTTTGCCAGTATGTGTAACGTCACCAGCTCCGTCGCGCTTTGATCCGCCAGCAACTTTCCCTGTTGTGGGATCATAATAATACCAGTGATCTGAGTCAGCGCCGTTGAAGCTAGAATCAATTTGATCTACGTCATTCTTCTGGTCGAACGAAATGATTTTATCAGCGGGATTACCACCAGCTCTACCAAGATTTTGCGCAGAATACGAGAGCGTTGCGATAGGTCCGCTCTGTAACATTTTATCTATCGTACGGAAATGATATCCATCGCGATCCTGATAATAAACATAATTCGAAGCCTTAGCTTCTGCCGAATATCCCTCTTTAGCCGCCCAACGAATAGCAGTAACAGGCGAGCGACCCGTGCCGTAGTAGCTCTGTTTATCTTTAGTTTCTTCGTTGGTTACTAGATCTTTCTTGAGCGTATTAGATCCCTTGATGTATTCGTCGTGCCAGTCTTTAGCCATATCAGATACTTTTTTATCTCTGTAGGCTTTCACGATTTCTTTTTGATTTTGCTCAATGAATTCTTGAGGCACACAAACAATCTGGTACATGTCCTGATTTTCTTTTGCGCGCACACGGTCGCCAACCTTACCGACCTTGAAGTTCATGCGGATTGATTGGCCTTCACGATTACCAAACGCAATAGAAACGTCTTCACCACCCTTTAGACCAGCCTTCTGAAAGAAGCCCGCTGCGTCGTTGAGTGTGATATTACAAGTTGCGGCTGAAGAATAGATGCTTTCGTAGTATTCTAACATAAACACGAGATTGCGAACGTCTGTTCCAGCAATCGTACAGCCTGTTAGATTACCACCGCCAACATTAGTCGTCATCTGATAAACGTACCTTCGTCAAAAATATAAGGATGCTGTTCCTTAATGAGCTGCGTATAGTGCAAGTCAATCAAATAAATGTTTCGTCTATTTTCATTTAGGCTGACTTCATAATCATAAACGGAAACAGCTTTTCTTTCTGATGCTGGTAAAGTAAGATATGTTGTGTAGTCTACTTGCAGCACCTTTTCTTTTAATATTCTTTGCTGCGCATTATCGTTGACTAGCTGATAGCTCTGAACGATCTTTTCATAGTGATGCACTGTTTGATATGCTGCTGCGAGTGATCCATATTTACTGACGATCATGGCGTTGAAGTTCTCGTACGAGAGCGGCCACTCAAAATACTGATCCTGAATCTCGTTCGTCAGCAGAATAAGCCAGTCTAATGTTTCGTCACCATAATAGTCGTATGCAATCTGATCTGGACGCTCACCGTCTCCCACATAATACTCGTCGAAGTTCACATTAGAATTAGCAATAAAATTAGCAACGGAAAAACGTCGCGTGATGTTAGTAGCAAGAACGCTGCGATTTGTTCCTGGTACGCGATATGATACTATAGGAAAGGGTCTAAAATAAAATGCCATTATAGATCACCTAAGCCTGGATTTTTACGGAATAGATCGTCGAGCTGACGTCTCTGAGCAACACTCATGCCTGAACCACCAACATCATTTAGACGACCACGAACTTCAGCTGGATCGCCAGCAGCACGCTCAAGAATAGGCATACCACGAGGAGGAGCGTTGTTTGATGTATCGAAGCCAGGATTGAGCGACTGCTTCGTAACAATCTCTGTTTCTTTAAATGTAAGCGACAGCTCAACTTCAGCAGGAGCTGGATCAAGAACACCAGCCGCATCACGCACGTATGCAGGATATCCCTGACCATGATAATTAACACGAATATCAGTGAGAACTGATGGCTGCAATCTAAACAGATACTGTGGATGACGGAATTTAATTTCAAAGAACTCAGGATATTTCAGGAACAGACCGCCAGCAACATATTCTGGATGAGCATAATAAGTGAACATGTTAATAATGTCGCGGATTGCGTCTGATTCACGACGAGTCTTTGGTGATAGTTTCCATGAGAATGTGTGATCACGGAAGTTAACGCCAGTGAACAAAACGATCTTATGGGGATTTTGTGCTACACCTGCAGCAACTTTTAATAGAGCATTTGTTGCATCAGCACCACTAACTCCAGGAATAGCTCCAAGAGCACCACTAACCCAATTAGTGACACCAGAGCTCGCAGCACCAGCCGCGCCTGCAGCAGCTGCACCAATAAGACCTTGCAAGCTGTTACCCGCTAGAGCTTGAGTTCCCATGGTATTATTACCATAGATTGCCTGATCTGTTGGCTTAAGAGCCATACCAGCAGCAGGTCCAAGATCGGGTGTAGAATACTGTGGATTATAATCTGTAGAAAGATTCGCAATAGTACCACCTAATGTAGTTGATCCAGAGGAAAATACACCACCAAATACTGAATCTGATTCGGCTACACCTCTTGTTTGTTTAGCGACGAATTCGATCCAATGATCATTTTCTAACAGCTCTTCAGGAAATTCTTTTTTTCTTCCCGAAAAAGGATCTGGAGCAGGACGGCCACCAATTAATCCCGAGCTCAACATTCCTGCGAACGTAATACCTGCAGCTGCACCAACAGCAACACCAACGATTCCTGCTGTTGTACTGAGTCTTGCTGCTGCGGCGGCGGCTGCGGCTGTTGTCATTAAAATACTCCTTTTCGTTTTCATATTTATATCGCTACATAGAGAGCATGGCTACTTACAAAGGCAGATTCCAACCTCGCAATCCGAGCAAATATAAAGGTGATCCGACGAACATTGTATATCGCAGTTCGTGGGAATTACGATTCATGGGTTATCTTGACTCCAATCCTAACATAGTTCAGTGGGCATCGGAAGAGATAGCTATTCCCTACAGATCACCTTTAGATGGTAAAATCCATAGATATTTCCCTGACTTTATTATTCAGATGCGCGATAAAGACGGCAAGCTTGTAACAAAAATGATCGAGATAAAGCCACGATCTCAAGCCGTTCCTCCAGAGCCAAAACCAAAGGGCAAACACAACAAGAAGTATCTGAAGGAAGTCGCGACATACGGAATAAATAGTGCCAAGTGGAACGCAGCAAAAGCATACTGCGATGATCGTAACTGGCAATTCGTCGTATTGACGGAAAAGGAACTGGGAATATAGCGTGGTCGCATACGTCTTCGATAGAATATTAGCTAAGGGCTCACAAGCTGGTTATGCGCCATCAATCAAGCGCGAGTCGCGTGAGTGGTTCCGCAATCAAGCTAAGACTGTTGCCGCATCTCCAAATCGTATGATTCGTAGTAATAATGCGCGACTGACAGATAAGCCATTAATTGGTCGTATGTATCTGTTTCA